AAGGTAATTGTTGTTTGAATTGGGTGCCTATGCTTTTAATTGAGAACAGTAAAACAAACAGAGAAACAGGAGCGGCTATAGAATCATTTAGAAATGAAATGGTTAAAGCTAATGAAAAAACAACACAGGTTTTATTACATGCAGTAAAAGTAAATGATAATAATATAAAATTAATTAATAATGAACAATAAATGAATATACATGTTTTAGATAATTTTTATCCTGACGCTAATATAAATGCAATAATGAAGATACCTTTAAACTATGATTGGCAATTTGGAAGAGCTGATGATAATAAAAGTTTTTATTGGTATATGCAAATATGCGGTGCTAATTATGCAAAAGATAAAAGTAAAAATATAGTGTATTCAGAATTTAAAATTAAAGAAGTAGAATATCTTTGGGATATATTTAGTAAAAAATTTGGAGTTCGATTAGAAGATTTAGAAGCTTGTTATTTTAATGGTTTAACCCATGGAAATGAAGCATATACTCATGTAGATTTTTATAAACCTGGAAGTACTACTTGTATTTTATATGTATGTGAAGCATGGAATTCTTATTGGAGTGGCGAAACAATATTTTTAGATGGTGAATGGTCTTTAAATCCATCAGATAGTGTTTTTTATAAACATGACATCATAAAATCTGTTTTACCTAAAACAAATAGAATAGTTTTATTTGATGGAAATATTATGCACGCAGTAAGACCCCTATCTAAATCTTTTACAGGATTAAGGACTACTTTAATGTTTAAAATAAAAAACGTATCAGTAGAAAAATTAATAGAAAATTACAATAATTTAATGGAGGTAAAAGATGAAATTAACAATAATTAAAAATGATGGTGCAGTTTATAAAGACAATGTGTCTTTCGCTAATCTTTCCTTGCCAACTATTCCTAGCGACGTTCATGCTTTACAATGGAATGAATCTACAGGCCATATTGAGTTTGTAAATAATATAAAAGCTAATGAAGTAATTACAGAATTACCTAGTTGGGCTAACGATGCTTTAACTGCATGGCAAACTGCTTATGAAGCAGAACAAGCTAAGATTGCTAGAATACAGGCTGAAGCAGAAGCTAAAAGACTAGAAAAATTAGAATTAGAAGCCCAACAAAATCAAGCATGACAACACCAAAGGTTTATCTTAAAAAAGAACCGTTTCCACATGCCGTTATAGAAGATTTTTATAATGAAGAAGAATTAAAGCTTATTTGGAAAGAATTAGATTATTTAACTTCACCAAATAAAATGATTTTATCGGGTGAAGAATTGCGGACAGCTAAAGACCCCCTTACTCAGTTAATAAAATCTTCTAGTTATGGTATTGATTTAGATGAATGTTTTAGTAAAAAAACATACTCTGATATTTTAGTTATAACAGATAAGATTTTTAATCAAAGTTTGTTAAATCAAATAGCTTCACTTAATCCTCTCATGGGTCATGTAGCACATCTTAATGATAGCAATACAAAATTAAAATACTATGAAGATGCTGAAGAGTATAAAGGGCATATAGATACAGCAAGATTTACAATGCTAAATTATTTTTTTAAAGAACCAAAACAGTTTACGGGCGGAAATTTATATTTTAAAGACTTTGATTACACTATAGAAATTAAAAATAATATGGTAGTTTTCTTTTGTGGCGCAATTAACCATGCCTCTACAAAACTAATATCAAATGATTTTTATGATAAATTTTCAGGTTACGGAAAATATTGTGTAGCTAAATTTTTAGGAATTAAATAGTGTTAGTTAAATTTAATGATTTTATTTCAGATCAAGAGTTATCTTACATAGAAAGTATTATATCAAGCCCTAGATGGAAGTGGGGATGGAAATCAAACTCAACAGATTCTCAAGCTTTTTGGCAAATTGATGACCTTAAAGATGATGAGTTTTTTAGCATCCGCTTATTAAATCGTATAAAAGAATTAACAGGCGATGACTTTGAAGTAGAAAGAATTTATATAAATGGGCATACTGCTTGCTCATCAGGTTTTCCACATCAAGATTCTAAACAAGAAAATGGTAGAACATTTTTAATCTATTGCAATCAAGAATGGAAATCTGAATTTGGTGGTGGAACTGCCTTTGTAGTAGATGATGAAATTGCTACAATAAATCCAAAACCTAAATCAGCTATTTATTTTAGGAATGATGTACTTCACCATGCCACACCATTAAGTAAAGATTTTAATGGATTAAGAGTGACTTTGGCATTTAAACTTTTTAAACTATAGTGTATTCAATATTTCACACGTCCCATTGTGGGTCTACACTATTAGCATGTTTACTTAGTAAATCTATACCTACATTAACAGAGCCTAGTTGGTCACACGACATTAGATTTGTAGATAGCATAGAAGATAAAGTAAAATTGGTTCAAACCAATCATAAAGAAAATACATTGGTTAAGTATTCAAGCCTTGTGTGCGATATAGCGCCACATATAACAGGGAAAAAAGTGTTTTTATATAGAGAGTATCAAGACCATATAAACAAACTTCAACCTACAAACAAAGAACAAGAAGGATTGTTTTGGTGTTTTAGGTTTGCTAATTTAATTAAAGCTAAAGATGTATTGTTTATTGAATGTAACTACTTTTTAAATAATCAACAGCAAGTAGCTAAAGAAGTTTGTAATTGGTTTAATGTTGATTATGTGCCTGTTGAAATAGATTTTCATGTAAAAAAATCAGGTTATAACCACAGAGATGAGCCAATAAAATTATGAAAAATACAAAATTAGAAGACTATATTTATGTATTAAAAAAAGCGCTAAGTTATAAAATATGTGACGATATTTTGTATGAATTTAAAAATAGTAACGAATGGGAAGATGCGGTAGTTGGAAAAAATTTTGAACTTAATAAAAACGAAAGAAATTGCCAAATTATTAATATATCTGCGCAACACATAATACAAAAAAATGAAAATACTAGAAAAATACTAGATGGCGCAATATTTTATGCAACCTCTATATCTATTAAAGAATATAATAAAAAATTTCCCCGATGCGTAGTTCAAGAAGATAGTGGGTATAAACTGCTAAAATATTCTGAGGGGTGTTTTTATAAACAACATGTAGATTCATTTAAACAAAATCCTCGCGCATTATCTTGCTCATTTATATTAAACAATGATTTTGAAGGTGGGGAGTTTGCATTTTTTGATAGGGAGCTAAAATATAAATTAGAAAAGGGTGACGCTATAATGTTCCCATCTAATTTTATGTATCCTCATGAAGTGATGCCCGTAACAAAAGGAACTCGATATTCAATCGTCACTTGGTTTATATGAAAATACTTATTATGGGCTTATCAGGATCGGGTAAATCAGAGTTAGCTAAAGAATTGCATAGTTTGTTTCAAAATGATGAGAGGTCATCAATCCGCATTAATGGTGACGAGGTTAGAGAAGCTAACAAAGATTGGGACTTTAGCCCTGAAGGTCGTATAAGGCAAGCCGAAAGAATGGCAAAATTAGCCAAAAAAAGCAATACTGACTATGTCATAGCTGATTTTATAGCACCTACCAAACAAACTAGAGACATTTTTAACCCTGATATGTTAATATGGCTCGACACAGTAAGGTCTAGTAAATATACCAATACTGATGTTGTTTTTCAAAACCCAACAAATTATGCGTTTAAAGTGAAGAAAAAAGACGCTAAAAAGTGGGCTTTAACTATTTATAATTACATTAATAAACAGGAGAGATAAGTGATTAAATTAGAATTGTCTTTAGAGGATACAAACGCTTTACTTGCTAACTTAGGTACATTACCTTATCAGAATGTATTTTCTCTGATTAAACAAATTCAAGACCAAGGCGCTTCACAAGCTGAAGAAATTATGAAAGCTCGTGAAGAAGCCAAAAAAACCGAAGAAACAGAAGCAGAATAAAGGAATGATTTTATGTCTCAGCAACAAATACATGATGTTGACAACCGCCTAAGCACGCACGAAGAAATATGTGCTTTAAGATATGAAGCAATAGGTGCAAGACTAAAAAGATTAGAAAGCATTTTAATGGCATCTGCGGGTGCCATTATTATTTTATTACTTAGCATAGTTCTTAAATAATGTTTAGCGCTTTATTTTCATTCTTAGGTGGCTCTGTCTTCCGCATGGTTTGGGGAGAAGTATCAGCGGCTTGGACAAAGCACCAAGATCATAAGCATGAATTAGAATCAATGAAGCTTCAAGCTGATCTTGAAAAAGCTAAACATGATCAAGAGATGGAAAGACTCAAGGTTTCTGCTGATTTACAGATTAGACAAGTTGAGGTAATGGCTGACGCCGAGGTGGAAAAGCTCGATGCAGAAGCTTTTATAGCCGCGCAAAAGACTATAAACCAATCAACAGGTAATAGCTATATTGATGCATGGAACGGAGCTATTAGACCTGCATGCGCTTCTACTGCATTACTTGTATGGTGGTTTTGTTTATATACACAAGGATTTGTATTAACAGAGTGGGATAAAGAGCTTGTAGGTGTGATCCTAGGCTTTTATTTTGCTCATAGAGTATTTACTTCAAGAGGTAAATAATGACCGCTTTAGAGCTTCTTATAAAGCTTATAAAGCGTTTTGAAGGATGTAGGTTAAAAGCTTATTATTGCCCTGCGGGTGTACTTACCTGTGGTTGGGGATCAACAGGAAAGGATATAGTACCGAATACTGTATGGACTCAAGAGTACGCCGATAAGAGACTTATGCACGACGCAATAAACTTTTTAAAAGCAACTCAAAAGTTATGCCCTGATTTAGAGGGAGAGCGTTTAGGCGCTATAGCAGATTTTGCTTACAATTTGGGTGTAGGTCGGTTAAAATCAAGCACATTAAGAAAGAAGCTTAACGAGGGTGATTTTGCATCTGCCTCAAAAGAATTAAAAAAGTGGGTTAATGGTGGCGGTAAAAAGCTAAAAGGTCTTGTAGTGAGACGGGACGCTGAATCCGAATATTTACAAGGATAATTATGACGACAGCAGTCGCAATGACCTACGATAGTTTGGTCGAAAATATTCAGTCTTATTTAGAGCGTACGGATCAAGCAACACTTGAAAAGATCCCTCTATTTATCATGCTTGCAGAACAAGTGATTGCGTCTGAAATTAAGTTTTTAGGTAATCTTAATGTAGCTAACTCAACCTTCACAACAGCGCAAAACACACTACAAAAGCCTGCTCGTTGGCACAAGACTGTGTCTATGAATGTTACTGTAGCAGGTGAACGTCAACCTATTCTATTGCGCACTTACGAATACCTCAGAGAATATTGGCCTGATGACACACAAACAGGTATACCTAAATTCTATTGCGATTACAACTACGATAATTGGTTAGTTGCTCCTACACCTGCATCAACTTATAGCCTAGAGGTCTTGTACTATGAGCGCGTACAACCACTCGATTCTAACAATCAAACTAATTGGTTCACTATCTATGCTCCACAAGCATTACTTTATGGCTCATTACTACAAGCTATGCCTTTCCTAAAAAATGATGAGCGTACACCAATGTGGCAAGCACAATACCAAGCTATTATGAATACGCTTAAAACAGAAAACACTCAACGAATTGGAGACAGACAGGCAACTGTTCTTGATACTTAATTATGACTATATACACCTCCCCCTTTACAGGAGACGTTATACAACCCACCGATGTAAGTTACGCATCGTATTCAATTTCTGCTGACCTAACGCTTGTATGGCCTATTAATGGAAATATATCGACAAATGTAGCGGCTCGTATTATGGACATTACACCATCAACAAGTGGTTTGTCCGTTCTTATGCCTCCTGCAAATCAAGTATCAGTAGGGCAAGATGCATTCATTAAAAACCCAAGTGCCTTTACACTAACTATTAAAAGCTCTACAGGAGCTACATTAGGTACTATTACAGCGGGTGGAACAAGATACTTCTATATCACTAACAACTCTACCGCTTCAGGTACATGGTCAAACATTGCGCTAGGTATTGGCACATCATCTCCTGACGCAACGACGTTAGCAGGCTTTGGTTTACAAGCTACAGGTGCAACACTAAACCAAACAGCTCCCGTATCAAGTGTTACCGCAGGATATACATTTTTATCAACTGACAGATCCCAAACAAAGGTTTGGAGTGGTGGTGCGGGGTCTGCTACGTTACCTGCCGCTTCTACGCTAGGTAATAATTGGTTTTGTTTCTTTAAGAATAATGGTACAGGCACACTTACTATATCGACTACAGGAATTAATACACTTGATCTTGGTGCTTCTAAATCATTTCAACCTAATGAGTCATGTATTATAGTTTGTGATGGTTCTAACTTTGTGACTGTAGGTTACGGTGTTAGCACTAGATTTTTGTTTTCATCAATTACTAAAGAAGTTACAGCAGGGGCTTATTCATTATCTGCAACCGAAGGAACGTCTCTTATTCAAGAGTATGTAGGTACATTATCAAGCAATGTTACTATCACATACCCTCCCGTTGTTGCTTTTTATATTGTAAGCAATCAAGTCACCGCAGGTGGTTTTTCATTAACTATTACAACAGGGGTACCAGGCGGAGCTGATGCAACAGTTGCCGCAGGGAATCAATCAACGGTTATTTGTGACGGTGTTAATTTCTTTAATGCTAACACTGTACAAGCAGGAGCTTCTGTAAACGCTTTAGCTAATGGTAGCGCGGCTAACCCATCTCTTTACTTTGCATCAGAACCTACAACAGGTGTTTATAGAGCAGGTGCAGGTTTATGGAATGTTTCTATATTAGGTACTGATCGATTTGAAGTAAACGCGTCAGGGATTGATGTCAATGGAACAGGAACATTTAGCGGAGGGATTCTTGGCGGGATCTTTACCTAATGACAAAAAAGGTTTTTGCCCTTGATACCCAACCTGGCATTCAACGAGACGGTACTGTATTTGACAGAGCTGTTTATACAAATGGTCAGTGGGTAAGATTTCAACGTGGTCGCCCTAGAAAAATATTAGGCTACCGTGAGATTACTGACAACTTTGCAGGTCCTTCTCGTGGTGTATACTTAGATCCACAAGGTATTTTTAATAGGGTTTTTAGCGGATATAACAATGGGGTTCAAGGTTTACTCATCAATAGTCTTGGCGTTGGTACAGGTGTCGTTGATTTTACTCTTTCAGATTTCACCGCAAATGATGCTAACCTTTGGCAATTTGATTCAACATTTGATGCTCAGGGTAGCGGTAATCAGACACTTCTTGCGCACCCTGGTGTAAATTTAGCTGATATAGCAAGTGAAACAAATACACCTGTGCTAGGTGGAGATATTGCAAATAATTCTTTAACTGCTATTGGTATTTTTACAGCGGTAGGAGCGATTGCAAACGGATCTCCCATATTTACCCTAGCCTCTACTAATGCATTAATAGGTGCAGGACAATTAGTAACAGGTACAGGAATTCCTTCAAACACGACTGTAGTATCAGTTGTAAGCTTAACTGTTACCTTATCTAATAACGCAACAGCTACAAACGCAACCGCTACACTAACCTTTGACAATCAAGTTGATGTGTCAGGTGGAGTAACAGTCTTACATCCATACACTTTTGTTTATGGAAATAACGGATTAATTAGAAATAACTCAGCAGGTAATATCAGCGATTGGGTTTCTGCTGACGCAAACGAAACCAACGTAGCCTCCACAAAGATAGTAAAAGGTCTCCCACTTCGAGGTGGTTCAAATGCTCCGTCAGGTTTGTTTTGGGCGCTTGACTCTCTTATACGCGTAAGTTATTCACCAACTAATATTGGTATACCAAATAGTGGTGATTTCGGTGCAACGCTCTTTTGGCGTTACGATATTATCTCATCCCAAACATCTATCCTTTCATCGCAATCAGTTATCGAATACGATGGTATTTTCTATTGGTGTGGTGTTGATCGTTTCTTACTATATAACGGTGTTGTAAAAGAAATTCCAAACACCATGAATCAAAATTATTTCTTTGATAATTTAAATTATGCACAAAGACAAAAAGTTTACGCAACAAAAGTTTCTCGATTTGGTGAGGTTTGGTGGTTCTATCCAAAAGGGGATTCAGAAGAATGTAATGATGCAATTATATATAACATCCGTGAGAACTGTTGGTATGACGCAGGTGAAGCTTTAGGAACAAGAAGATCAGCAGGATTCTTCTCTCAAGTTTTTCCTTACCCAATTAATATGGATTGGGACATTAATACAACGGGAGCTATTACAACCAATCCAACAATTAGTAATGCAGGATCAGGTTATACAAACGGAACTTATTATAATGTTGCTTTGACGGGGAGTGTCACAGGAACAGGAGCTTCAGCTAATATAGTTGTAGCAGGTGGTATAGTCACAACTGTAACTATGTTTAACAAAGGTTCAGGTTATGCAGTGAATGATGCTTTAACGCAAGAAATTGCAGTAGTTACAGGTTCTGTAAGTGGTACTGTTATGACAGTTACCGCTATAACTTCAGGTACATTATATGTAGGTCAGTATGTGACGGGCTCAGGAATTTCTGCGACAAGTAGAATCTCAGCGTTTAGCTCAGGTAACGGTGGGGTAGGTACTTATATTTTAGATACAATATCATCATCTACAGGAAGTATAACAATTACTTCTAAATTTATACCTGCGGGATCTAATTTTGCAATTACATTAGCCGCTGACGATTTACAAAATTTAGTTAGCTTATATCAAAACGAGATTGGTACTGATGCTATTGTAGGTAATGAACCACTTGCTTTACTAAGTAATTTTGAAACAAACAATTTAGGTTGGGTATCGGGTGGTCCTGCACAAGCGTCTGCTGAAGGTGCTAACTATTGGTTAAGACTTGAGCGCGTAGAACCTGACTTTGTACAAAGTGGCGAAATGAATTTATATGTCACAGGTCGACCTTTTGCTCAGTCCCAAGATGTGACTACAGGTCCTTATGTATTTGATCAAGATACAGGAAAGATTGACATGCGTGAACAGCGCAGAGAGTTACGATTAAAGTTTGAGAGCAATGTTGTAGGTGGTGATTATCAATTAGGTTATATAATACTAAGCGCTGATATCGGCGATGTGAGACCATAGGATGACTATCGCATTAGTATACGATCCAAGGTTTCATACATTTCAGTCATGGGCTTCATTAATGTGCGAAGCTTATGCAGGACAGCAATTACAGATACCATCTGATAACGAGGATGAATGGAAA